GAATTACCGTCTGGGCGATAAGAGAGGCGATTTCAGTGGATATCGTCATGATTAAGTACGTCTCCTTTACTCAAATTCATCGACCGAGTTCGGCTGTACACCGTCTACGTTTACTACCAGATAAACAAGCCATGCCGCCGAGCGTACTTATGATCGTAAGGGTCGTCAATACGTCTGCTAACTCAAAGCTCCATGTCCACATTCTTAGCCTTCGCTTTCTGCGTTTTCTTCGCCGAGTACGTCCAGAATTAAGTTGTGAATACAATCTTCGGTAGGGCAAGTACCATCTTCATTTAATGTGGCATAACACCATTCACAAAATTTCATTACAGGAATATCGCTTTTTACTTCCATGATTATTTCACCGCCTTAATTTTAGCTAACATTTCCATGTTTAATTTCTTATACTGTTCCTGCAAATCAAAAATATCACCATTGATTAATCGTCTACGTAGCACCATTTGTTCTAGTGTTTTAAATCGTGCATCGTAGTATTTTTTTATGTCTGCTATCTTCTCTGCTTTAGTCTGCTCATATGGTGTTACAGGAATATCAACAAACGTGCCATTCACGTATGCTTTACCGCTCGTAAATTGTGCCTGCATTTCACTATCCCCTGTTACGATATTCGCAGTTGGATAGGATTGTTTCGCTAATTGTTCTGTTTCTTCTAAAGTGTCAGCATGAACACCAACCACATAAGAGGTTTGGCGGATGCCCTTTTCATCTAATACAAATACATACATATTGTTGTCCTTTCTTGGGAATCGCTGTCATCTCCCATTTAGTTAAACGCCGACAGCTAAAACTCTGACCCATCTGTAGTTGCTTTGCCCGTCAAAATCATAATTAATACTGCACAAGAATTTAGTGTTGCTGACCGCCATAGCCCATGCAGGCTTAGCAAAATCATACGGAGTTGAGTGGCTCAAATCAGCAGAGCCGTTTACATAAAATGGTTTGTTTTTAAAAGCGATTGGGAATGACAAAGGGTTGTCCGTACCCTTTGTTTCTACATAATATCCCCCTTGGATAATTAAATTCCCGAACAGCTTACCCAGGCAAATATACCAAGCATTTTCGCTGCTAAAATCGTATCTAATTCCAAGTCCTGTTGCTTTTTCGCTTTCCAAGGCATTAACTACATCGGTTGCGTTTTTGATATTTAGGCTACTCAAAAGCGTTTTTACCAACTGCAACGTAGGTGCTTTGGCTAATGAATCACTATTATCTACGCTAGTAATCATATTATTCACTTGTTGAATAATAGAGTTAAAGCGATTATCATGAGCGGTTGTATCAGCGTTATGCTTAGTCAACTCTCCCTTTGTGATATATGTATCATCGCTTGCAATAAATGTAATATTCCTTGCGTTACCTATCTTAGTTCGTATCTTGTAAATTTCGCTATCAATGGGCGTATTCTTATCGGGGATATATCCGACCTGATTCCCCCCGTTCGTGTACGAGTACATGACCTCTTCGCCGCCGTCAACCTTAGCGAATAAAGCAACTTCCTTCGGGAAGAAGCCCTCTTCTACGGCGCTGTTCGACAATGTTGCCGTTATCATGTACTGCCCGTCTCCGTCCTTAACCGCCGAGCTAACGGGAAGCGTCATCTTCGGGCTGATTACATTAGTCATTTGGCTGATGTTCTTGCCGCTGTCGTCCCCGTTGCCAACTACGACCTTAGTAAATACCACTGCTTTTTTCGTGGCGATTGACTCCGCTAAAAGGTTATACCCCCTAGCCGTGATTATATTACGCGGATATTGACTTGCCATATTGTTCTCCTTTCTTAACCCACATTATTCACTACATGACCAACTTTAACCCACACGCCGCCGTATAAGTTTGCCGTGCCCATGTCGGTGTTTACACCTTCCGACGGTTCTATAATCGTCGTGTTTCTGCGACTCACCCAGACCGCCGCCGAGATATCCCCGTCTACGTCGTGAACGTCTGCAATCGATATGCCGATATGCGACGGCTTGACGATAGCAAGGTTCTGCCGTATTTGGTTGACCGCGTACACGAACGATGAATTGCTAAATTCGAGCTTTAGTAGACCGTCCTCAAATTTGACTTCTACATCATCAAGAACGAAGGTCTTTACTATCGCTTTTATTTTCTCAAGCGTACATTTGCCGCTGTTATTCCAGAGCATTTGCACAATCTGCCGCCGTTGTTCCACTGAACCTTTAGGGCTTATACCTAAGTCCTTTTCGTATACTCTCAGCCCTCTAGCTCCGACAGCATCGAAAAAGCCATTATCTAACAACTCATCGAGTACGCCGTCAATGTCCTGTAGCTGAAGCCCAGCCGCTTGGTACAGCTCTCTAACCCATGGGTCATTACGGTATATTTTGTTTATTGCTTTTAGTGCGTACTCCTTGAAGTCCGTTCTAGTCATTGAGTGTCACCTCAACCGTGCCGAGGGTTGCGACCTGTTCGACAGTAAGCGGTATCTTCGTCGCTTGTCCATTGACTGTGACCGCTTCATAATCGGTTACGCCTTGTACGCCTAGAACAATATTGCTAATCTGTGCAACTGATACATACGGCTGCTTAAAGGCGATCGCCTTTAAGTACTCCGTTACCGCCTGTGTTACGTCTGCCGTAATTGATGACTTGGTCGCGGTCGCTGTATGTGATACGCCTGTAACCGCGATATTAATCGGAACAGCCGCGGCACTCACTACCGTACAATACGCTCCGACGGGTGCTTGTCCCGCTCCGATTCCCTTGCTGTCAGGGTCGATATACTCTTGTACCCTCTTCACAAGCGTCGTATCGGCGGGCTGTCTATCAGAGTTAATTATGACGACCTTCACTGTATTGTTCCCGTTCCATAGCCCTATTACGTTCGCTTCGCCGACTCCTTCGACTTCCTTAGCCCACCGTTTATAATGGTAGTCGTTACCACTTGTGGCAGGTTCTCTAAGTTCTTCATAATACCGTTCTCTAAGGTCGTCGTCGCTTTCTTCGTTTTCACCGTTAATTGTCGGTTCATCGTTAATGATTGAGTTAATGCCGGGTATCGTAATCGGCATTTGCGTGATTGTCCCTTTAGGGACGTTGCCAACTGCCCCCGTCTGTATGCACCGAATACGCACTGTATCACCTTTGGCTACGTCCTTCGTTTCAAGTGATTCATACTGTATGCCGCTTTCGGACTCAAACAGATCGCCTTGGTGTACCGTGCCGCTTCCATCGACAATCCGAATACTGCCGATTGCTTTCGTTGCCTTACGCCGTTGCGTTCCTTTGCGTTGGAAGGCGATACGGCTGAGTTCTTCACCCGTGAGGTTGTCAACGTCTTGCTTGCGTTCGATTTCCTCGCATTTCTTCCATAACTCAAGTAAGGCGAACGCCTCGCCCCTAGTGAGGTCATAAGTCGGAAAGCCTTCAGTCTTTTGGTAGGCGTTATCGATATTCTCAAGCATTGTGTTGTGAATCTTATCTACACTATATTCCGAGTTCATAATCGATTTTCACCTCTTCCCCCGTGTTCGTCACGACCGTAAAATAAAAAATCCCCGCATTGAAGTTCCAATCCTTCACGACTGCAACGCACGGTACTTTATTCATGATTCCTTCCGCGATTCTCCGCTTCACTTCTGATACCTGATAAGCCCTAGGTAGCCTGTATCCGAGAAGGTGGCGAAGGTCAAGGCCGAAGGAATCGGAGTATATCATATATTTTTTTAGTTCCGTTCTGATAAACAGCTCAATCCATTGCTTAATCGCTTCCACTTGTGTATCTTCTACATTTCGACCGTCCTTGAACATGAAGCGGTGAGTCCTGTAGTCGAACGCAAATGACCGTCCTACTTTGTGTTGCGAATTGGTCGCGGTTGCCGTCGATTGGATTGAGTTCGTAAAGTTATAGTCTTTTGGAAACATTTAAACTCCTTCTTTTACGACATCAACAATAAAGAAATGTTGTTCGTTCTCGTCGGGAATAACCAGTACTTTATCGCCTGTCTTCCACAGTTCATTGAGTACGATTTTCCCTTCTCCTTGTGCCGAATACCCTGAGTTACTGCCAGCCTGACAACCGTTGTGCGTCATCTGCCCTGAATGCCTGTAAGCGTAAGTCGTGATGTGGTGAAGAAGCGAAAAACACACGTACCCGTTCGAGCTGTCAATCATGAACTTTCCATCCTTGATTGCAACCTTCCACGGTGACGTGCTAATCACTTCACCGAGTACCGCCCCTATGCGTATCGGATTGGTTCGGCTCTTCAATTCTTTGGCTATTGTTCCGTGCCATTCTTCCATGTTCTCACCCCTTACGACATTCGTATAATCTTAGAAGGCGACTCGCCGTTGTGCCATGCGTAATTTGCGTCACTGTAAAACGTTGCGTGTCCTTGACTTGACGAATTGCCAAAACAACCGCCCGCACCGTCGGCAATAACTACATGCTGATTGTCACCGTATATGAGTAAATCGCCTTTTTTCGCGTATCCGTCGAATGATTCGACCTTATATCCCGCCGCTTCCGCGTGGCTTGCCAGAACGTCCACATTGTTCGTACCGATATCCGCTTCATGCTTTAGGAATGGATTATAATACGACCCCGCCTTGACCGCTACATCAACGCACCCGTTATCCGTGTATACACTCTCATATCCGTTCAGGGCGTTCATACCCGCGTCTACCTGTGCCGCATTTGCTGTACTGCTCACGGCGTTCGGTGCCGCGGTCGTGGTTGTGGTCGTGGTGTACTTACTCGTATCGGGTTCAGGAACAACTCGCTGTAAGTCGAGTGTCATCGTGTGATTGACTCCGTAAGCGTGCTTACAGTTGGTCACGGTGAATTTATCGTGAATATCGACCGTGTTATCATCGATGATGATGATTCGACCGCTTCGTACTGTATCATCTCCGAGAAGCGTCACATTGAGCTTTTCGCCGACTTTGTTCAAGTCCTGTATTGTTTTCTTGGCAATCTGTGCCGTTTGCGCTTGCTTCTTGTCGTCGACCTTCACAATCTTACGAATTAAGCCGTACTTCTTTATGCTCTCATCGTCTTGGATTGTAGACTTGACGGAAGCGGCTTTTTCTTTGCTTGAGATTGCCACGATACTGTTCCGCATTTCTTCCATTGACAGGTCACGGGAATAATTGCTGATAGGGTCGGTAACAACGTCCTTCAAGACCAGTTCTTTATAGTCTTCCACATGGATTTTGCCGTCCCTGTACTCTAGGCGGTACTTATTGCCTGTTTCGTCCGTGGCTTGCTTAATGATATCCTGTATGACTTCGCTTACGGGCTGACCCTGATAGACCTTTTTTATACTGGTCTTGATATCTGCGACGTTTCCAAGCGGTACGTCATTCTCGCTACATACCTTCTTTATCGCTTCCGTTCCGCTTATGCCATTGAACTGAATTTCAATTTCCGACTTATTGAGATAGAAGCAATAGTCAAAGCATGTATAACTGTACTTACTCGCTCCGCTCTGCTTTTCGCTCACAATGATACCTTGGAACACGGGTACTTCTTCCGGCTCTTCATTAAGTGTCATTGTCGCACTCTTGCGGTTGTTGCTCCGCTGGTTGCTGAACTCAACTTTGCCGCCAATCTTCAAGCGTTGACCGCTCATATTTACATCGAACGGGTTGTCTATAAGGTCAAAGCTAAATTCTTGCCCTAGCGTATCAATACTGTCGGAGCGTTGGTAATTGTTAGTGTAAGCCGTAATCTCACGGGTTTCCGTCGTGTCCTTGCCGTCTTTATCCTTGTCAACGTTGGTGTACTGCAACCTCATTAGTGCATTACCCCCGTTTCCTTGTTTTCGCCGCCTGTCGTCGACTGCGTCTGCGTTGAAGTATTGGTATATACGTACTCTTCAATGCTGATTGTCGCTTTAATATCGCCGACCTTGTCGAGCGAATAAGAAAGGTCGTTTATAACGCAAGGCATATTCAGTATCTCATTCCCATCAGATTGTATAATGCATATCCGCATAACCGCTTTCATGGCTCTTTGTGCTTTAAAAAACTGCAAACACGCTTGCCCATCTGTGCCGTTGCCGCGAATGAATGAATACGACTTATTGACGGGTAGAAGAATGTTATCAAGAGTCAACGACCGAAGCCCCATTGCTCCGATGAGTTTAATATCGCCCCGCAATCCGTTGAATGTTTCATTGTTCTGCGGTTCGCTTATCGTCGGTAACGGGTTCGGAATGACAGGTAGCGTAATATATTCATTCGTAAGCTCCGAATGGAATACGATATCTGTAGACGGCTTACGTTCGGCATAGTCCAGTATCTTGCCTACCAGTCCGTGACTAAGCTTATCGGCGTACCGCGTCGCTCTACTTATTGCCGTATGCTCAAGCTCCGCTTTCTTCGCCTGTAGGCGTTGAGTCATTATTTTTCTTGCATTGTCTGTAAAATTCATATTCTCACCGCCTACATGTTATTTAGAGCAAGCATGATTTTCCCCGTAATGTGCTTGCCGCACTCATTCATGAACGCTTCGTTGCCAATGACATTGCCCTGTATCGTCATGTTAACGGTTACATCGACGTTACGGTTCGCAAGCTGTTTCATGCTCTCATCGTGCGGAATGACTTGCGATCCATTCGGCAAATTAATAATTTCACCGCGTTGGTTTTCATTAACATAAGTAAGGCCGCCTTGCCAGTATTCTGTCCCTGTCGCATTACCGTCGCCGACCAATTTGCCTACTGTGCCGTTAATAATTGCACTGCCTGTATCGCGTATGCCCTGAATCGCGTCAGCCGCCCATTGTAACTTATCTTGCACCCAGTTCAATACGCCTTCGGCAACGTTGCGGATAATATCGAAGTACCCCGTGAATATCCGTACAAGACCAGAAAAGGCTAAATCCCAGTTACCTGTGAATACCCCCGTTAAGAAGTCCGTAATGCCGTTGAATATCTGCGTAACGTCATCGAGAATGGGGCTAAGTGTTGTAATTATGCTCTCATACAAGTCCGAGATTAGTGCGGATACCCTATCAATAAAGCCAGTAACGGTGCTTACGATGCCGTCCCATGTTTCAGATATAAACTCCGATACTGCCGTCCATACCTCTATCGCAACTTCTTTTATTTCTTCCCAATGGGTTACAAGTAAGTATATCCCGGCTACTACCGCCATGATTGCGATTAGTATAGGATTCGCCGCCATGACCGCTACAATTACGCGTACAACCTTGATTACGCTCATTAAGCCGCCGACAATACCCTTGATTATCGGCATGAGCTTGCTTATCCCGTTGAACGCAACAAAGCCGCCAGCAACCGCCTTGAGAACAGGTACAAGGAAACCGAGGTTGTCAGCACACCACCGTATTACCTTACCGAGCGACGATATAACGAATTTCACTTCATCCATCGCACTAGATAGCCCCTCTTGTATGCTATCTTTATTCTCATTAATGACTTCGGCTATCCACGTAAACGCACCGCTGAACAGTCCGAATATGTCCTGTATAACAGGTGCAATAATCGGCATGATTGTACTTGCCATGTCAATAAATGCTTTCTGCATAGGTAGTAAGCCTTTGCCGATTGTCGCCATTAACGCCGCCTGTTGGTTCTTCATTCTCTTGAGCTGTCCGTCAGGCGTGTTCGCGAGTATCTCGTTTTGCTTGCTAAACGTGCCGTTCACGACTTCATTGATAGTCGCAAGGCGTTCCGCTTCCGTGCCGTTCTTGATAATTAGCTTTTGGGCTTCGGTAAGCGGTATTTTCATCTTTGTTAAGCCCGCAACGTCACCGTTAAAGGCTCGCCCAATGGCTTGTGACGCAAGTTGAGCGTCCTCTGCTGTGGCGTTGATACCGAACTTGCCAGCGACTAAGTTCGTAAGGGCTTCGGATAAGTCGTTGACCTTATCGACGGGTACATTCCACTTATTAAGCTCCGTGTATCCCGCTCGTATTGTTCCCGCTGAGATGACTCCGACTTTCCCCCATTGTGCCGCGTAGTCGTTCAGTTGCTTTTGAGCCGCGTCAATGGAAGCGGCGGACTTGTCGTATAAGCTGTTGTTATTGGCGATACTGTTACGGAGTACCGTCTGCGACAGCTCTGCCGCCTTGGCCACGTCTAACGCTTTCTTGCCGTATTCAACAATTGCCCCGACTCCCGCAAACGCTCCGAGACCTGTCATCGCAAGCCCCATTTTGCCGATACTGCCAGCTATGCCGAGGAATTTGTTATTAATGCCGTTGCCGAAATTATTCAATCGGTTACGCATTGCCGTCAGCTTTCGTTCTGTGTCTTTAGTCGTATTGCCGACTTGCCGCATAGGTGCGGTAAATCTGTCTTTCAGCGAAAGAAGGACGTTAATACTCTTTGCCATTCATGCTCCTTTCTATATCTTCCATGTCGAGCTCAAAGCAAGCGATGTAAAACGCTTTTTCCGTCGCTGTAAGCTCTAATAATGAAGATATGTTGTGACCCTTACGGATATAGTACCGGAACATCGAGAGTTCTCTGTCCCGCTTAATTACTTTTTTATTTCATCCATAGGGTTTTCAACCCCATACATGGAAAGAATCGCCCCACCTATAGTCGTGATATCTTCCACACTGTCGTTTAAGACTTTGTACACTATGTCGGTGGGTTCGGCACATTCGTACTTTGCCTGTAATTCCTTATTCTTGAATAACGGCACGCAATTATAGATTAGCTGTACCATTGAATCCATGACCGCAGAAAGCGTCATGTCATCTTGCTTAATGTCGTCCATAAGTCTAAGAACAGTCGGAAGCGGTTGTTTGACGATTGTGATTTCACCGCCTAAGCCTTTTACGTATACTTCTTTAGACTGGAAGCCTTCAGTCATCTTACGGCTCAATAAGTCTTCAAGTTCGATTTTCTTCATTTCGGATCACCTCATAAAAGAAGCGGACGGGGTTGCCCCCGCCCTACTTAACTACAGAATATAGTCAAGATAGTTATAATCAGCGAATTTAAACGGATAGCTTTCTTCTTGTACTTTTTTGTTCTCGAAAGAATGTGCCAATTCATCGAGCGTTACGCCTGTGAGCTCAATACGTTCCGCTCCGTTTACGTCAGGGTCGGTAATCTTCGATACAATCTTGATATCAGGAACAGACCCGTTCTTGATTTTCCCCGCTATCTTCTGTGCGACGCGGCTATCAATCTTGTGAAGGACGATTGTCCCGGCACCTTCGAACCCAACCAATCGCTGATGAACTCCCATTTCTCCGTTAATGTCTACCGCTTCATACTTGAGCGAGATTTTCGCTTCAAAGCTCTTAACGTTCGCATACAATTCGCCGTCAATCCAGACTTTACCGAATTGACCGCGGAGAATTTGGTTATGAATTTCCTTGTTGTTCGCCATGATTTACCCCCCTATTCCATAGTAATCTGGAAGCTCAAATCTTCCATTGCGTCAAGGATTTTAATCTTGGCCGCCAAAAATACGGTAGACTTAAAGCTCATCTTCTTAACCTTATCTTCGTCCCAGTCTTCCGCTTCTGTCTTGCCGACGGAAAGCCATGCGTCCCGCTGATTTTCAACGTCAACAAAGGCGTGATTATCGTATTCAGGGTCGAGAACTTCACCGTTTACTACTTTAGTTAGCGACTTGAAGTACGAATTGACCGCGGAGATAAACAAGTACTGATTATCGAGATGATTCTTGTACTTGCCTACGTAGTATTCTTTGAATGTCGTGTAAAGGTCTTCAAGCATTAAGTCCATAGACTCAACAATGATGATTTTTCTCATGTCTTCTGTGTCTGTAGAAGTAAAGCTTGTGAGCGTATTCACGCCGCGACCTACACGGACAACGTTATCTTCGTCATCGTTGATTAAGAGCAGCCAGCCTTCATCAGTCCACTTGTTCGCGTCCTTTTCATTCGTGATGAAGGTATTATCCACATAGTCGAGATCTTCCAAGTCGTAATACGTGATACTGCGATTCATCGGAAGGTTAGCGAGAATCGACACAATACGCGGCAAGTAGTCCGTCATTTTTACGTTTGTCTTACTGTCAGCGTCGGCTTCATGCACGTACTGACCCTTCATGTTCACGACGTGTTTATCGTCCGCAACTGTCACATTAGCAACTAAGCATTTGACTTTTCTACCCTTACTGATGACATTGCGGCTCTTAGTATAGGAAACCAGATCCGTTTGCCATTCGGCAACGGTTGTGCAAGCCCAGTTGTATTTGATTCTGTCGATGACTTGCTTGATATCGGCAAATGCCGTTGTTTTCGTCGGAATATGCAGCACTACGATTTTATTAACATTCACATAGAAGCACCGCTTCAAGAGTTTAATCGTGTCTGCATTGTACTTTTTATCCGTAATATCGGCTTCGAATTTAAAAATGTCATAGCCGATTTCTGTTTGTTTGTCATCTTTCAAGATGATTAAAGCCGTGCCACGTTCAGAACGCTTTACAGCTGATACCGCCTTTTGCAAAAAGACAATATCGATATTCGGTAACCCAATTGCCATTGTGTACCCCTTTCATAATAAAAAAACACCCGTATATGACGGGTCTTATTTGCTTCCGTTGACTTCGAGTTCTTCCATGTATTCGCCTTCGGGTTCGGGTCTGCGTTGCCAGATATCAACATTGAAGTTGACTATATAGGTCATATCCCCTTTATTAATCGTTTCGATGATGTCGTCAGGAGTAAGACTGTAGCCGTCCGTAATCGGTACGGGTGCCGCTAATAGCTCGCGGATCTTCTCACGGGCTTCAAGTAGCCGAAGGTATCCGACTTCCCGCTTCTCATTAAAGTAATATATGTATATGTTTAATGAGTCGCCGCGGATTTCTTGCCCTATGTCCTCGTTACGAAAGTCTACGATTTCGATGAAAAAGGAAGGACGCTCAAAGCCTTCTGATATATCCCTGTCGTTCACGTCGCACCCCAGTAAGTCGCGGCACTGTACCGTAAACGCCCTTATTATGTCTACTGCTGTTATCATTAGCCGAGTCCTTTCTCATTTAACATCTTATCGATAAATTCTTCCGCAAGCTCATAGTATTCAGGCTGGAAAGAATTGCGAACTTTACCCATGATGTTCTTCCCCCGTACGAACGCTTCTCCCGTATTGCCTACGATTAACTTCGGTTTGCCTTGGGCTTTGTGTCCAAGCATCACATGCCCGTGTTCAACAAGCCATGCATGCGGAGCGGTGTTCTTGACCCGTACTTGCCACTCATCTTTTCCGTACTTATACGCTCTATCACGCTTTAGACCCTTAATAAGGTTCTTCGTTCCCGTTTTCGTCTCCTTCTTGTAAGCCGTTCTGGCTCTTGCCTTGAGCTTGTTCCCGGCTCGTTGCAAGAAGTTTTTCGTGTCCTTCGGGAATTGATTCGCCGAGAGGTCTAACAGGTCATGCGATAATTCGCTGAGTCCTTCGCACTGTACGTCGACACTCATATTACGACCTCTGTGAAGATTTCGAGCCGCTCATGATTGAGGTACGGGTCCATGGTGTAGAGTATGTTGTACCGCTTCCCGTCGATGATTAGCCACATATCAGGCGTAATGTCATCGCGATAACGGCATACTATCTTGTGCGTTGTCTTGGAAAGCGTCGTGTCAGCGGCACGCCCATTGAGTAAGCTCCCTGTTTGTGGCAGCACTCCGCACCACACGCGACCGATGACTGTATCTTCTATAGGGTATTGCCCTAATTCGTTCATCGTCGTACTCTTACGATTAGCATGGATTTCCGCTTCATGTTGTAACAGACTGCTAAGCCTTCCCTTACGATACATGACTGCACCCCTCTATCAGGTTTATTGAGTACTTATCAAGAATAGCTTGAGTGGTCGGATTTACTACCGCACTTTCTACCGCGGTATATGTGCGGTTGTCGTAGAACTCAGCACACAACGCCAGTACGGCAAGCGTCATATCCTCATACTCGTCAAGAGCCTGTTCCGTAAGTCCTGTATACGAAGAACAGTAGGCGATCGCCCCACGTAACGTCATATCAAGAATATTCGAAGTCGACGGAGTTACGTCAGCACGTATGAAACTTGCGACTGTATCCCTATTTAATTCGCTTACCTTCATACATGTCACCACCTTTCATTGAAGCGGGGCATTGCCGCCCCGCCCAACTCATTATCATTACGCCATTTTAAGGACTGCAATTCGTTGCTGGTCAACGATTTTGCCGTCTACTTCAACGTATCCAGCTACGCCAACTGCGTACTGCGTTGCGAAGCGTTCTTGAAGAATTGTGATTTCGGCACTGTCGCCGCTGATTTTCGTTGCATATCCCTTGAGGTCAGCGAATACGACTGCCGCTTTCTTCGTTGCTACTTCGGGCATATTGTCCGATTCGAATACAGGGCGACCCAAGAGCGTGTACCCAAATTCTCCCGTAATGTCTTTATTGAGCAAATACTGCCCCTGTCCGTCTTTTAATTTCGCACATGCGGCGAACGTCTTCGGGTTCATGATAAAGCAACCGTTGCCGCGGTACTGTTGCGGTACTTTGAGCTGTAAATCGATGAGGTCATCAGCGGTTACTGCCGTTGCCCCTGCCGCCGTTACGACCTGTTTACCGTTCAGCAAGCCTTCAATCTTGGTTGTACCGTTAATCATTTCGCCTTCCAAGAACTGAACAATAGAGTCGGCGACTTTGGTTACAACATAATTGACGATATCGAAGCCCGCATTGTTGATTAAAGACTTGGAAACCTTCACAAGAACGCCCGCAATATTGCCTTTAAGCGTAACGGCTTTGAACTTACCGCTCGTCGATTCGAGTTCCTGGAACTCTGCAACGTAATTGCAAGTCGTTTTAGTCGTGGATTCGTCGTCAACAACAAAAACCAAATCGCCTTTTACGTCGTAAAAGTCGGAGTTCTGAATAATCGGAGCAATGTTCTTGACCGTCTTGATAATGCGTGCCGCAATCGTCGACGGAACAACAACTCCGTTATCACCCTTGCCAAGGTTTACATCAGAACGCGTTTCAACATCATTAAAGGACGTTGCACCGGTACGTAAGAAGTTTGCAAACGCACGTTCTTCAGCCTGTTCTTTTTCCTTGCCCGTTGCTTCGGCTTTCTTATCTTCAGGCGTGTTCATCATCGAGCGTTCTTCCTTGGCGAGTTCCAAAGTCTTGTCGATATTAGCCACTTCAGCCCGTAATTCTTCGAATTTTTTCGTTTCTTCTTCATTTAATGCTCTTGTTTCCGTGTCGGCGACCTTTACCAACTCGTCCATTTGGGCAACTAAATCATTGCGTTTTTCAATTAATTTTTTGAAATTCATGTGTTTTCTCCTTTGAATACTAAAAAAACGGTTGCAATGGCAACCGCTACTTCTTGAGATTTTTGATAACTTCATGAAAGGCTTCATTCTTCGGCGTTTTGTCCGCTTCTTCCTGTCGCTCTTCGATGTCGTACTGAACGACACCCGTTGCCGAGTCATTCGCACGGCATTCTGTCAATTCTTCGCCGTCATCGGCTCTGACTGTAATAGAAGTCGCGATATAAGCGGGATTGACGCTTAATATACTGACTTCGCTCACGTCGATAGCTTTTAGCGTTCGGATTTCAGGCTCGTTGTCTGCCTTCGTCCACTCATCTTCTAGCTTACGGAATCCAAACGACCACCCTTTTAGCTGTCGTTCTTCGGCGAGCTTAACGACTTCCGTATCCGTTACCGTCGCTTTAGCGTATAAACCGATGTTGTCTTCACGAAGTTCGAGCGACCCGTCCTTCTGGTCTCCGAGCTTACGACCGTGGTTAAAGCGTAATTCTACATTGTCATTACGTTGAAGTGCAGAATTAAACGCTCCCGTGGCGACTCTCTCAAGAAATTGCCCGCGAACATCTTTAATCGGCTTGCTTAAGCGTTCCGTAACATTCACATAACCTTCAATATTCACCGCTCCGTTACGTACTTCAATCTTCATTGTTTTCACCCCCCCCTTTCTGCGGCTTCAAATCGTTTAAGTCGCTAAATATACCCGTGTTCGGCGTGTATACCTTCTTATCTTTGGGGTAATAGAACACGTTCGCAAGGTTCATACTTACGAAATCAATACCCATTGGCGATAAATCTTCACGCTGCCTAATTTCATCAGCACTTATCCAGTTGCTATCAAGAGCCGTCTTGTACGCGTTGAAGCGTGTCAGCATGTCCGCTTTTTGCAAATCGTTCATGTCAAGGCTGAAATAATACGTGCCTTTTTCATCTTCAAGCAGTAATGCCCTATTGATTGACTCCGTGAAGCAGTTAACAATCGGCATGATAGTTGTTTTGACGAAAATATTGAATGCTTTTTCATCTGTGAATGTCTTATCGGTAAAGCCGAACAACTTATACACTAGATCAGCATTGGTCTGCTTGGATTCATTCAACTGATTTTCTACCGCGGTACTGTCCGCGGATTCGAACGTAATACCCTTGTTGAGAACAATAACGCCACTCTGTCCGCGCTTGGAAGTTATATATCGCCATGCCCGTTTCAGGGCTTCAAGAGCTTTGACGGTTAGCCGTCCTTCGGACTTCAAGAAACCTTTGCGAACACCCTTGCTGATTACGCCGTTCTCATACACCAAGGCATTGTACATGCTTGATATCTGCATATTGTTATCGTCAAGAAGTCCGCGACCTCGTACTCCGTCGGTTGAGTTTCGCACCGCCCTTACAAGGTTGAAGTCATCGTATCGCTCCCCGTCAATTAAGTACGATACTTGCCGATTGATGAGTCTGCCATTATCAATAACCGCTACTCTGTAATTCGGAACATACTGCAAGGACTCCGCTTTATTGCCGTTCTTGCCGATATAACAATAACAAGAGCCTTCCATGATTAAGTCATTGAGCATTGATTGCTTTGTTTCAAATGCTCCAAGTATGGCATTCGTTTCCACGTTCAGAAGTTTTATGCGAGGGTCGTCAGATACTTCGACTATCTGTTTTCCTTCTCGCCTGTAAAGCTTAACAGGAATGCCCGCAATTATGCCGCTAATCAAGAACAATGCACTCGCAACAGCGGGAACTGACAACGCTTGTTGCCGTGTTACTCTCGTGTTCTGATCATAAAACGGTAGGCTCAAGTCTATATCTTCAGCCATGTCAATAAATTCGTTATCTTCAGCCCTTTGCTCCGTTCCGAAGAAGTTTTTTACTATATCCAAAGAATTTCACCCCCTTTCATTAAATTTGTACTACCCAATCCAGTGTATTATTCAGCATATAATTTTGGTGCAGTAAGTACATCGCATTTATGCCCGCTACAACCATATCCACTTTGCCGCGTGATTTCTTCTTATTCACGTATCGGTTCATGTTCGTATCGTACACACAGCGGGAGTTTTCAAAGTTGATTTCGAGTAGTTTGTTGTGCTTGTCGTATTCAAGATTGCCTTCGGCGATTAATTCAGCAAGCCACTTTGTTGCCGGGTGCAGTACGCTTGAGTGCTGCTTAATTTCCACTAGTGTGTATCCCGCTTCTTCTAGCTTTTGAGCTGTTGACAAGGCGTTGTATCGGTCGTAACCAATCCCCATTACCGTTACTCCGTACTTCTGTTCAATCTCCAGTATGTAGCGTTCAATCGCTCCGTAATCTACAGTACGGTTGCCGCACGGGATACAGAACCCCGTATTGATAAAGTCACGGTACGGAATGCGTTCGAGCTTTGACTTTTCATCGGTTCTATCTTCAGGAATGAAGGCGACTGAATCCATAAAGGCTTTGCCTTCATCTTCGTCATAAGCAACCATGGCAACGGCACAGTTGTCGGTTGTCATTGCCAAGTCAACCCCCAAGAATACTTCACGCCCTTGCCAATCAATCCCGTCAACCGCTCCTTTTTGAAGGTCGGCGATGTTGACATAAGACTCCGACCCAGCTCCGCTGTAAATAATATTACAGTGCTTCGTGATGAAGTTTTCCCGTTTGCTCTCAATTTCAATTGCCACTTGCCGCTTCGCCTTTAAATCGTCCATGATTTCAGGTACTTCCAAGGCTAACGGGTTCGCCTGTTCGAGAACTTCATCGTTTGTCGCCCAACCCTTCGTATCATCAGGCTCGTAAAGTAGGGCAAAAACTTTATCGTCATCTACTGCCCCGTTCAATACACGCTTAGCGTAATCGACTTCGTCTTCAAACGGGTTGTTAAGCGTCGGATACTTAGTAGAGATGATAAAGCCGAGCTTATTGAGGATAGTCAACTGACCGCTTCGCATGGCTTCAATAGCATATGTGTTCGGTAACGCTCCCGTTTCGTCCACTAAGAACACGCTGGGAAGTTTACCGTCTAATCTACCAGTAGAATAATTGAGCGGTGTGTATCGGTTCTCCGTGATATTACAGTGAATATAATCCCGGAGTATCTTGAACTTTTCCTTTCTGTTCATCTTCCCAAGCATTGCCGGGCTACTCCTCAGTATCTCTTCTATAGCCGTCTTGATTTCTCGTGACAGACTGCCGTCAGGTGCAACGGAATAGAATTTTGAAAACTTTGGCTCAATGAAAAAGAGCAAAATAAAAAGAACGGCGATAATGAAGGTCTTACCGTTCTTTCGGCAAATCTCCAGTATGGCGTTCTCGTATCGTCTTTTTTCTGTGTTATCTCTTTCAACTGTACATAAGATTGCAACGATGAAAAACCACTGAAACCCCGCTAATGAATCATATACCGTGCTGTTAGCCTTTAACCCTTTCGGCATTATCATCAGCTTTAGCAATTCGCCAATCGTGCGTACTTTGTTCTCGTCAATTTTGTACGTTTTGTCCTTATCATTCGCAATCTTCAAGAACTCTTTTACCTGTATTTTGACATATTTCGGTGCGTTAACTCGTCCTTCTGCAACGTTCATCGCATACGTGTATGCCGGGTGCTTCTTATTCATTTGCTTCGCCCTTCAGTACGTTCATTAACGGATCCGTTTCCTCTTTCTTCTTATTCGCAATCAATGCTCCCATTTTAGCCCTACTTTGTGGCGATAAGCATAGAGCGTCACACAATTTCAGGTACGTCCGTGTAAGTCGTTCCATGTTCTGAGTGAACATGCCGTCAAGAGCAAGCGACGGATTCCCCGCTACTGTCTTATTCGAGTTGTTCAACATATCAATAACAACGCTTGCTTGTGTAATCGTCACCGCATCGAGCGTACTCAATACATTCGCCTTGCGTAGCACTTCGGTAATAAAGTTGAATACTTCAAGCTGTGCTTCGTTCAGATACGACGGTGCGACGATTTCCGCATTATCTGTAAATGCGTTTTCTACCGCAAGCCGCGTTGCCTTCTCTTCTTTTGTCAAATGCTTCTTCGTAACTTTAGCACTCGTTGCCCGTGGCATTTTCTTCACCGTCCTTTTTTTGCGTGCGTGAGATGTCAGGGAAAATTGTGTAAAATGAGGTAAGCAGTACGGTCTGGGGATTTTCCCTATTTTTTCTTCCCTAACCCCAGGGGGGATATCGCCAGTGCCTTTAGGGTACCGGGATTATACTCCCCGTGGTCTGCTTTATAATGGTGTGCCTTACATAAAGTTATAAGGTTACTTATCGTTGTTCTCTTGCTCCATGCTTTATGTAGCGGTTCTATGTGGTGAACGTCGAGTGTCTGCCCTACACTTATATATCCGTCTTCTTCTAAACATAACCTGCATAAGTGCTTATCCCTCTCAAGGACTTCAGCTCTCGCTTGTTGCCATTCCCTACTACTTCTGAACTTCCGTTCCTTCCTTCGGCTGTCCGATTCGTTCCCCCGTTCTCTTCTGTAATCTCGTTTGGGTTTGTTCGGACAGTCCCCCTTGTGTATCCCCCCACAGTAGGGGCATGCCTTAAGCATGGGGCTTGCCGTATCTAGAAGTATTCATAACATGAGTGGCTGCGACGTAGTCCTTGCACCGTCCTGTACCACCTATTTTAATTCTGTTCGCAGAGCATATCCCGTTATGATTGTTAAGGCAGCCAGTATTGTAACAGCGGACCTGCGTCTTTTTCTCTATCATGAATACTCCTTACACGGCAAAGGGCGACCCCGCTAAGAGTCGCCCAGTCTGTAAATAAAACTACTACAATAATAATGTGGCACTGTGCTTACGCACTTTTCACATATACATTATACCGCATGTACACTGTATCATTCAGTATCACCGTGTACCATTTTGTATCCTCTTCTGTACAACTCGTTGAAGTGTAGCAATGCTCGCTTATGTATTCTAAACGTCTGACCGTGCGACATGTTCAGCCCGTCTTCAACCGTGTTCCAACCTTTACAGTACACATACCGTAACTGTAATACTCGTCGCTCGTACACGTCGAACAGCGAATTGATTAATTGTTCAGCCCGTTCCCGCTCGTCAATTAATTTATCCCACTCCGTAGAAGTCTTACTTATTAACTCATCAAGTCGGATAATCTTGTCGCTTATATCTGATGAACTTGTTCCGCTTATCTTGTCTTTGCTGTAGTCAATTGCTTGTAGTGTACATATATCCTTCCGCAACTGCTCAATGCGATCTTCTTTTATTCTTAGCCTGACGTTTAAACTTCTCACATACTCAAGATATTCCCGCCCGTTCATTCTTCCTCCTGTTCTTCATATCTCGGTCTTCTTCCTGTCACCGCCGTAATATACGCGTCTTCCCCTTCTTGACTTCTGCACTCTCTACATATGGCTTCATTGTTGCACTTCTTTACTCTTTGTCCGAACTCGTCGTATATCCAGTGCCATGATGACTCACGGAACAACGGACGACCACAGAACGAACACCGTGACACGGGCTTAGTACTTTCACATTTCTTCTTCTTCGTCTTCCCAAGTATCACTATTCGCGGAGCTTGATAATGTCGTCGCTTATTTCTTCGTGACATTGCCTACCTCGTCATAAAATTCTTCTATTTCTTCTTGCGAAAAAGCCGTTATAATTCCATGCTCATCTCTACTTATATAGTCGCCGTGTTCGACCTCGATGTACGAATATGCTCCTCTTGCCGGGAGATATTCACGAATTACAATTAAAGGAAGTTCCCCAACTTTCTCGAATCTCCATTCATATTCTCTACAATAAACTTCGTTATTTTCGGTCAAAAACTTCTCGACTTCCCCGTTATTGTTATAAAACCGTTGAACAATTATCTCCATCGGCTTATGTCTAATTTTTTTCATGTGTCCGCCCCCTTCTCGCCTTCCGTCTTAACCGCTGTAATTCGTCGTAGTCAATCCAGCCCGATTCACTGTATTTATTCGATTTTGCTATCCACTTCAACTTGT